CCCATCGAGGCCGGCCAATTGACCACGAAGACCGGCGTCACGCCGGCAGCAGCCTCCAGCGCCTTGCCTTCGGCGACGCCGGCCGCGGTGCCGCCGAAGCGCTTGGCCAGCCCGGAGATGGCCTTGCCACCGTAACGTGCCGCAGCGAAAGTGCCCAACGCAAGAGCGGTACCGCCGACAGCCATTTCCTCGCCCGACAGGCCGAGCCCGCCGTTTTCCTTCTTGTCCAGACCGAACTGGATGAAATTCTGCAGGGCGTCGTTGATCGGCCGCGAGAACTCGTCGGCGGCTCGGCGCAGCTCGGTCTTGAGGCGGCCGGTCTGATCGACAGCGTTGCTGATCGCCGCCGGCAGATCCTGCTCGATCGAGCCGCCGGCACCGCCGATGGCTTTGGAGAAGTCGCCGACCTTGTTCAGCATGTCGCCGCCGAGCAGCGTCTTGAGCCCCTTGATGGTGTCCAGGTCGGCCTTGCCGAAGGCCTTCTGGATGAACAGCGCCCGGTCCTTGTCGGTGCCGAGCTTGTCGTACTGCGCCTTGATGTCCTTGAGCACCTCGACCGCGTCGCGGCGGGCGCCACTCTTGTCGAAGAACTTGACGCCGGTGGCCTTGGCGGCGTCCTTCATGTAGTTGAGGTTGGTGAAGAGGCGCAGCGTGCTGTCGGCCAGCGTCGCCAGGCGCTCCGGCTGGCGCTCAATGAGCGACAGTGTTTCGATGAAGGCCAGCGTCTGGTCGAAGCCCATGCCCGCCGTCGAGGCATTGACGCCGACACGGGCGAAGATGTCGGAGAGGTTCTGCAGCTCGGCGTTGCCCTGACGGCCGGCGACGGTCATCTTGTCCAGGAGCGTGAGCGCCAGCCCCGGCTTCGCCAGGTCGAACTTGAAGGCCGTCGCGGCGACAGTCAGGCCGGAAGTCAGCCGGTCGGCGCTGGCGCCGGTGACGGCCATCGCCTTGTTGGTGGCGTCGATCACCGGCAGCGCCTCGCGGAAGGCGAGGCCCGATTGCACGGCATTGTTGAAGCCGATCTGCAGATCGTCGATCTGCTGGCCGGTCTCGCCGGCCATGCGGAACAGCTCCTGGCGCAGCCCTTCCACCTCGACGCGCGAGACGCCCGCCGTTTGCCCGATCTGCGTCAGGCCCTTGTCCATCTTCGCCGACTGCATGATGCTGGCGACCGTCCCGGTCGTCAGGCCGAGTGTGGCGAGCTGCCCCTGGATGGAACCGAGCGCGCCCTTGAGCGCCTCGAACTCGCGCCTGGCGGCACTGCCGAAACGGCGCACCCCGCCCTCGGCCTGCGTGAGGCCGGAGACGAAGCGCGCCGAGTCGGCGTACAGCTTGAGGGCGAGGGAGAGATCGCGGTTGCTCATTCAGCGGCCTTGGCGGTGACGAGGACTTCCACGTAGTGGTTGAACTCGGCCGGAGGCAGGGCCAGAATCTCGGCCCGGCTCCAGCCGGTTTTCATGGCGAGCAGCAGGACGCGGTTCAGGATGCTGCGCCGCTCGCCGGCTCCGATTCCCCCAGGGCGTCAAGCTCCATCTGAACGGCCCGCAAGGTGCGGAAGTCGGCCGGGTGCAGGCGCTTGACCATGCCGATGGTGAACGGTCCTTTGAAGTCGCCGACGGCGACGAGCTGGCGCACCATCATCTGCGCGTTGAAGCTGATCGGCCTGGTGACATCCGCTTCGCTTTCCGCGTCCATGATGTCGCCGACATCGGCTTCGCGCATCTCGAAATTCTTGTGCGTCACCCCTTCGATGAGCATGCCGCCCGGCAGCGTTCCTTTGATCGTGCGCATTACGCCTCCTCGCAGGACAGGCCTTCGAAGCGTAGCGACACCTCGCCCTTGTCCAGCTCGATCTGCTTGGCGATCCAGGCATTGCGGAGGACGTAGGTCTTGCCGGTGTCGGTCTCGAAGGTGACGGACTCGTTGTTGATGTCCGACAGTTCCTTGAGGGACGTGTCGCCCTTGTGGGCGATCACGCACTCGATGTAAGGCACGGCGGTGCTCTCCTGGTAGCCGAGCACGCCGCCGTCGCCGGTCACGGCCTTGCGCTCGACGGTGCCGAAGCCCAGCTTGGCGCCTTCCTTCGACGCCAGGCGCTTGCCGCCCTGGCTGACGAAGACGCGGCCGGTCACCTGATTCTGATTTGCCATAGGTTCTCCCGGTAATTCGGTTGCGGGGGTTGCGGGGCTAAGGCCTACAGCCGGAACTGCACGGCGGCGGCGAAGACGCGGAACTGGTTGACGATGTCCGGCGGGATCACCGCATTGACGCGGTTCGGATCGGACGTCGAGCGCACCACCAGCAGATCGCGCTTGAACTGGTCGAAGTTCTCCACCAGGGCAACCTGTTCCAGCTCCTTGAACAGGCCGATCAGTTCGGCGCGGATGACGTTCGGCGTCACGACCGCCTGGCCGGGCGCGAAGTTGGTGCCGTCGTTGGCCAGCTTGTAGCGCGGGAAGCGCAGCGCGATCCGGGCGCGCACGGCGTAGCGGATGTAGTCGACCGTCCACTTCGTTTCCAGGTCGAGGTAGCTGATGTCCTCAATGCCGAAGGCGTTGGTCTGGTAGGTCGTCACCACGCGTTCGATCAGGCAGCGGCCGCCGGCGTCGATGATGAAGGTGCTGATGCCGTCCTTGAGCAGCAGGTTGCGCTCCTGGCGGGTAAAGCGATCCTTCTCGGCGGGCGGCAGCATGCCGGGCAGTTCCAGCGTCTGGAACGGGCGCGCGGGGTCGATGCTGCCCGAGAACTCGCAGACCGCCGCCAGGAGCGAGGCCGCCACCCAGGGCGCCGTCGGCGACTTGCCGGTGCCGAACACGGTCGAGTGCGGCGAGTTGCGGGCGCTGCCGTAGGTGGTCAGCGCGCCGTGCGTGCCAGAGAGCGCGGCGAAGGCGTGGCCGGTCTTCTGGCGCATGGCGCCCCAGCGGCTGCCCAGCTCGTTCTCCAGCGCCAGCATGTTGGCCGAGTCGGTCCAGGGCGTGACGAGGGTGTAGTACTGGTCGTCGCCGATCGCCGTGAGCGCGCCGCTGACATCCGGGTTGCCGGTGCCGCCGGCCATCGCCACGATCACCAGGGTGATGCCCTTCGGCGTCGCTTCGCCCATGAAGTAGTTGAGGCGCAGGTCGATCGCGTTGCCGCATTCGCCCTTGTGGCGCGCCGTCAGCGTCACCACGCCGGCGACGGCCGCAGCGGTGACCGGCAGGTCGGCGGCAGCATTGATCGCAGCGGCGATCGAGGCGCCGACGGTCGTCGCGTTGTCGTTGGCGACCACGCCGACGGCGACGCGTCCGCCGGCGACGTAGACGTACTGTGTGCCCGACTCGGTCGCCGTGCCGGTGACGGTGATCGTGCCGACCGCGGCAGCCCCGGCGACCAGGTCGTTGAGCGCCAGCGCCCACAGGTCGGCGTAGGGGTTGGCGGTCTTGGCGGCGGCGATCATGGCGTGGAGCTGCGAGCCGCGGCCGAAATAGCCGGCCGCCTGGTCGGCGTTGAGCACGCGGGTCGGCACCTTCTCGGCCACCGTGCCGGCGGCGAGGCGCTGGCCGAGGATGAGCACCTTGCGGTCCATCGTCGGCAGGCCCTGAACGGCCTTGCTGTTGTCGATCTCGATGTACTGGCCGGGAGTGCGGATGTCGAGCGGGATCTCGGCGAAACTGACGTTATCGGGCATGGCTTACTCCTTGGCCGGGTTGGTCTTGGCGGCGGCGGCGACGGGCCGCCCCGGGCTGCCGGCTGCCCCCTCGGAGGGCAGCGAGCCGCTGTCGCGAGCAAGGGGGCTCATCACCTCCACGTCGCCGTCTGCGATACGGCGGCGCCAGTAGGAGTCCAGTTCCTCCTCGCGCCCCTCCTGCGGCAGCAGGTCGCCGCGCGGGGTGCGGATGCTCATGCCGGCCTGGGGTTTCAGCAAAACGGTGCTCATGGGGGCTCCTATTGTTCGAGGGTGACGACGTCTTCGGCGTCGGGTTTCGACGTTGTTTGATCGGGGGGCTCTTGCAGCCACTTGGCGTGCTCGGCAGCCGCCTCGTGCGGCGGGATGTCGAGATCCGCGTGGAAGGTTTCGAAGGGCGACAGGCCGTCTTCGTCGATCGGATCGGGCAGTTCCACCTCGCCGCTCATCTCGATGTGCACCACGCCGGCGTAGACGCCCTTCTTGTACAGGGCGTCGTCCACCATCAGTTCGCAGGACGTGACGCGCCAGTTAGCATCCGGCGTGCGGGCGCCATCCAGCAGCGCCATGACACTCTCGAGGATTTCGTACAGGCCGAGCGCCTTGCCATCGCCTTGCCGCGCGGCTTCATGGCTGCGGCTGTTGCGCGCCACGCAGGCGAGACCGAACTTGAGGCGGGCGCTGCGGTTGGCGACCGGGAACGAGCCGAGCGCGACATAGACGGCCGGCGCAGCGGTGCTGAAGCGGCCGATCAGGCTCTCGCCTTCCAGATCCGGCAGGCTGGCCACTTCCCGCAGTCGCTTGCCGATCGGCGCCGCCTTGACCAGGGCGATGAGGGCGTTTTCGGTTTCAGCCAGCATGAGCAGTCCCCTCGATGCGGCGCTGGAGGATGTCCAGGATGTCCTCGCGGTCATCCGTCGAGATACCCAGGAACGGCCGTGCCGGCATGCGGACGGCCTTGACCACGGCGAAGCCGCCGCCGGGGATCGAGAATGCCAGCGCTTTGCCCTTGGCGCTGATCACGCCGCCGAACTGATGGATCGCCGCGTAGATACGGTTGACTCCCCACTCGGCGAAGTCGGCGCCGGCGCGCGAGCTGAGCGATCCGGCGAGATGCCCGCGCTCGGTCAGCGTCCGCCCGCCGGTGATCTGCGCGCGCAGACTCGGCTGCCAGCGCTTTCCATCCGGGCCGGTTTCACTGCGAAAGCGCAGCCGCGTGGCGCTTTCGCCGAGCGTTGCGATAGCGCGCATCGCCGGCGTTGCATCGCGCCAGAGCGCGATCAGGCGGCGCAGCGCGGCGAGCAGCTCGGCGTCCTCGACCTTGATCTCGAAGCGCATCAGATGAACCCCTGGTCGCTACGCCCGAAGACTGAACCGCCGGAGGCGATCTCGACGGTGCCGCCGGCCGGTTGCGCGGCGGCGCCCATGTCGACGCCCAGGGACAGCTTGCCGGCGCCGACCTCGCGGAAGAAGCGCTCGGCCGCGTCGCAGCGCTTCTGGATCGTTTCGGTGGCCTGGTCGTCGTAGAGGAAATAGCGCGCCAGATCGCAGGCCAGGCGCCTGACCACCGGCGGCGGGCTCGCCAGCGGCACGGCGTAGCGTACGGCCAGATAGCCATCGACGGTGTTGTCGGCGTCCAGCAGCGCGCTGTTGATCAGAGAAAGCGCCGCTGCCGCAGCGGCCTGCTCGGCCGCCGTCCAGC